ATATACTATATGTGTAAGGTAAGAATTGAATAGGAAGACGTTGACCATAGCTCGCCCACTATGACAAGATACATTGGGAGTTGACCTCGTTTGGTGACGAGTCTAAAGATTGATACTAGTTTAGTACTTTTCTTCTCTATAAACTCCTCTCGGGGGGTTTGGGGGGCTTCTTTTCTTTCTTTTCTTTTAGTTTCTGTTCTTTGTGGATTTGTTCTCTGTTTCATTTTCGTTTCTTTCGTTTTCTAAAAGATATAGTATCAAATACAAACAGAGGGGGCCAGCGGCCCTTACCAAAACATATAAAGGCTCTTAGTTGATTGGAGATTTAAATGAATACAGATTGGGAATCTAAATGTAACAGGTGTGGTAAATGTTGTTATCACAAACTTGAATTATCTGAGCTAATCTTTGAACATCTAAATTCTCATTGTGAATATCTAAACCCTATATCTAGACTTTGTAGTATCTATGAGACTCGGTTGGAAGTCAACCCCAACTGTTTGAAGTTGACTCCCCAGAATGTACCGAATCTAGCTTGGTTGCCTTTAGATTGTGGATTACGGTCTAACACCAACTGTTAAGACTCACCACATTGTTGGTTGCCTCTCGTCTAGCTTGAACCAATTCCATCTTACAACTAGCGAGAGGAATACCTGACATTATCATGTACCTTAGAGCATCTAATCCGTGGTCGTCTGTCTTACTAATCTTTCCCTTTTCATCTCGGTGATACATCATAAGTTCCCTTTCCAGATTTTGACAAGTCTTGAATATCTTCAATCGACCAGATGTAAATCTACTCCACACTTCATAAATCCCAGCCTCTACAGCCTTATTAGCTGGATACAGTTTAAGCTTATATTGCTTCGTGTATAAATCCCAGAGTTGAGCACCATCCACTTGGCTACGACCTTTAGCAGCAGTATCTATAACCCCCTTCATCCAATCCCCACCCCGTCTTTTTATCGCATCAGCATGTACAGCGGGTTCTTGTTGCATCCCGTAGTACTCATCCACAATGTACAACGTATCTGAATCACGATCAAGAGCACCAAATATAGCAGCGTTTACGTTCCAACCTACGTCAAAGCCGTAGACTCTAGCCCAATGATTTGGAATCGTAATAGGGTTAATATAAACCTCTTCTCCTATGGGGTAGATAAGACCAGCTCCAATCGTAGGAGTACCCTTACTACGAGCAGCTCTTTGATTTGGAGGGATAGCCATATACAGTTCGTCTTTAACTTCTTGGGTGAGGTGAGGCGCATCATCCCAACCAGCCATGACCATGAATTTCGATGGTCGCCAATCTTCGGGTGCTTCACTCGGTTTCTTTTGAGCGTCCATGAAAGATTTGATAACACCACTCATCCCCCGTAACGGAGTGAATGTAGACATAACCAATCCATTTGTCGTCATGGTTCGTATCAAAGCTTCGGCATAAATCTCCATAGGTGGTTCTTCGTCCATCCAGATTACGTCTTGCTCTGTACCTTGCCATAGTTCTCGTCCTTGCTCATAAGTTTTAAATGTCAAAATAGAGTACCCACCAGATACGTGCTTCACATGTATAGTCTCAACTGCATCTGGAATATTCCGTTTTGTAGTCGTCTTGAGAATACAATCTTTTGGAATCATACCAGTTCCAAATTCTCCCGGATTCCCCAGAAGCTTTTGTTGTAGAATGTCTCGAACTGAAATAGACGTGTCTCCCCCAATCCAAGCTTTAATCGGACGGGTGAACCTCCGCCCCACCCAGCCGTCAGGATAAAGACCTGTCGCGTGAGCTGTAAGCTCCCAACAGCCTACAATACTCTTTCCAGTACGGTTTCCTGCCATAAACAGTTTCTCTCGGTAGTCTTTACCCGCCTCTACGAATTGCATATGCTTGAGGTACTTATCGGCCCCTAACGCGTATTCCGGGCCGCCATCTGTACTCCGTGGGAACATGTCAAAGAATATGCGGCCCCGCTTCAGATTTCCCAGAGCCTCAACTGCTTGATATAACTCTGCTTTCTGTTGACTATCCAAATGCTTTGTATACTTATCCACTAAGCTACTAGTTAAAGTGTCGAGGATACTCATAGTTGTTTTAACCTCTCTTTATATTGGTCTAGGTATCGTTTTACCTTTTCATGCAAGTCTTTATTAAAGGGTCGAGGGTACGTATCAGGCCCAACATCACATAACAACACCTTATGCTCAAACTTAGGTGGAACCTTCTGGTCTTTAGCAGTCAGCAGTATAATCTCTGCCCAATTAAATAACATAGTCAAAGTCTCGTTAGACGTGTTCTTCAACCCAATCGGAATCGTATCATTATTCCAATATTTAAGGAGATGTGCAAACATAACCGACCTGTTACAACCTTGGTCACAGACTGTTAGAATCTTCATCTTCAACGACCTCCACATCTATCGTAGTTTTATTTAACCTGTCTTCGTAACCACACTCCAACTGTTTCAACGCTTGAGATTGGAATATCATAGCCAGTTCAGGAGCAAGGGATTCTATCTTAGCGATAAGTTGTCGTTCATCCACCTGATTCTCGACCTTGACCGTCTGGGTATCAGTCCAACCAAATCTGTTCTTTAGGACAAATTGTAAGCCACCGGGGTTAAATCTACCCAAAGCCACACTCTCTTCGTACCAATTCTCCATCATGTTCCGTGTTTGCTCCATAATATCTTTGAATTCAGGATATCCAGAGTATGCATAGAACTGATCTCGGTGCATTTTTAGGTGAACCATGAGTCCAGATACAGTCGGAGGCTTGTTTTTAGTCATTATGGTGGCAAAATAGTCAATAATCTTGTTCTTTATGGTCTGTGGAGTGTACTTACGTCTACGGCCCGTCGGACTTAAGTTCTTAAAGTGCTCTCTAATCTCCAACTTCTCGGATTTTTTAAGAGAGTTTAGTATTTTCTGCTGTTCTCGATACTTTTTCATCAACAAATTATATTCTCGTCGTGCCTCCGAGAACGTTGGTTTCATTACTTCTCCCAACTCTGCTGCTGTATACTCCTTCATAATAACCTCCATATTAGATATTACCGTCAGATAATTGACACTCTACACTAAAATTCTAATATAGTTTTCCGACAGTCATAAAAACCTGCTGGGGTGCATGGTTACTCATATCTCACCAATAAGAGGGGCCCCAAGCTGGGTAGGCACCCCATAAATCTCATCCCGCCGACAGGTTAAGAAGTATATGGTTATAGGTAAACCTCAAACCTAGCTAGCACAAAGAGGAGAATCAAGTCATGGGAAAACCAGCCAAGGTAGCATCCACCGATGTAAACGTAACAATCGCAAACGCTGTCAAAACCGCTTATGCCGAATCGACCTCGGCAAGGCAATCGGCAAAGGAAGCAAGCGCCAAGCGTGAAGTCATGCGCGAGTTGTACAAGACGTATAAGAAAGAGTTCCTGGCTTTCGTCGAGACTATCACCGACAACAAGCTCAAAGTCTGGGTACTCAAGGTCGTAACGTGGGTAAAGCCTGCACCGAAAACGGCTGTATCCGATATCACGGTAGACACCGCTGTTCAGTTCCTTATCGCCCACGGTTACCACCTGCTCAAAAACGGGAACCTCGCCAAGGGGTAAACCGCTCAGAAATACAATTCAAATGCCGCCCTTCGGGGCGGCTCTTTTTTGTGCGCGTAATTAGTGTTTGTTTTGTTGTATATGTATAACGTGCCAGCGTTAATCCGTTATACCATATGTACTTGTAAAGACTTTATTTATTTGAAAGGAAAACTATTATGAATAATGGACTTGATAAGTTTGATTACATTCTGATTGGTATCGCTTCAACTGCGTTTGTAGGTTTTGCGTGGCTGTTAGCTGTTGTATTTTTGATTTAATATGTTACCTAAAAACGGGCCGTATAAGTTTTTTAAAGAGATATTAAGACTTAAAAATCTTGTAAACGTAACCACAGGGCAAGAAGGGGTGTGGCCTTTTGGATATGCTTATGAATGTAACCCATCTTATTGTTTTAAACGTCCTGATGGATTGTGGCAAAAGAATGAGAAGATTAACACTCATCTCCCTCATGGTGGTAGCACTGTAATATTTTTATGGAGATTAGAACCTAATTATTGTTGTGCTGGCCGACCTGTTTACACTGCTGACCGTGTTCACCAATTCCTTACAAATAGCGAAACTGAAAAAGTTATCTTAACTATTGGCGATTATACCTTTAGTTGGAAGTGGGATACTGTTAAAATGCCTACTGCTACTTGTTGGGGTATGAAAATGGGATACCCGTATTATGAATTACGGAAAGGTACATCTGTACTTATACAAACTGAAGTAAAAGCTGATTTTGTACGTAAATATTTAAAACTATAATATAAAGGGGATTTACTATGAATTTTACATCCAAGTTGTTTAAAGGTTTGAAATCTATCCGTTATAC